TAAGTAAAAGTTCACTTAGGAACTCTTGCATAAACACAGGAGTATCACTTCTACGTAAGTCTAAGCCCATTGCTTTTACTTTACCTGCTTTGCCGTCAATGTCTGTTCTAAAGCCTTCAATGTCTGTGACAAGTGCTGCATAACGCTTCTTAGTAATAAACAGTCCGCTTTGTGCAACAATCTCTCTAGCTGCTGCAATAACAACCGATCTACTCTTTGGACAGTGGAATGACTTCTGCATCATGTCTGGAAATGTTACGTTTGCTGCCTCACATACTTGATCATACAGTGTAATAACATTCTCTTTGCTCCACGGAATCTTACCTGCTTCAACATCCACCTTTAAAGCAGGCCAAGCACTAAAGTAACAAGAGTCAGTATCACCGTAGATCATTGCATCGCCTACATGATCATATACACCTGTAATAGTTTTATTAACTTCGGCACTCATGTGCTTAACAATTGTACGTCCAGTAAGTGTTGTACTCTGTCCAATACGTTTGTCAAAGAATCTACAACCTGGATTAAGAATAGCACCATACAAACTGTTAAGCAAAATCTTCTTAACTAGCTGTCTCTTGTCCCAATACTCAATCTCTGCTGCGTTACCTGCATCCTTTGCTTTCTTTAGCTTCTTTTGCAATTCCTTACGCTCGGCATACCAACGCTTTAGTAGCCCTGGAATAACACCTTCAAACTCTGTTGTAAAGATAGTACCATTTGCACTTAGCATCCACGGATTCTGACTGTCAAAGATTAGCTTATAAATCTGTGCACCGCTCATTACTTCTGATTGACCATTTTCAAAGTCTACAGTAAGTGAAATGTCCTTACGCTGTTCCATAACAGCATCATACTCTTCTGTAGCAAAGCGACCTTCCCAACTACCAGCAAAGGTCTTCTTCTTTAATCCCATGTCAGTGTGTACTCGATCGTCACTAATTTCAGGACGTATTTGTCCTACAACAGTTTCTGGCGCCATATTTAATGCACGAATCACTGATGGATACAGTGAGTTCAAATCCATTGAACCGATCCACTTGTGCAAGCCTTTCTTAGGAAACGCAACATACGCACCTGCGGCTTGTGTATTTTCTTCGTCATCTCTGTTCTTACGATTAGGCACTTGTAGTCCGCGATTGTGTGCTTCGTTAACAATGCCTTGTTCAGTAACAGCAACAGCACCCATTGTAGTTTGGATAAGAACTGTATTTTCGTGTGCAATAGTGTTAGACAGGTCAATAAAGCGTAGCTTCTTGTCTAGCTTGTCAAGTAGTGCAGTATCCTGGATGTTATATTCAATAAACTTTTTAAAGTCATTGTTATAAAGTTGATCTAGTGTACCTTCGTATGCTGTCTTGTTTTCGCCTACTTCAATCTCGCCAATTGCATCTAGTCGATAGCTGTGACGTTCTTCGTATGTGTACTTACGATACAAGTTCAAACTGTCTAAGTGTACACGCCCAACTAGGTCATAAGTTTGGCTCTCTTTGCCGTACTTTTCATACGTGCGCTTCTTAGGAAGTTGTCCCCATAAGCAGAATCTACGTGTGTCATCTTTGCTTAGTACGCGACTTACTCTATTAACAGTATACGGAATATCGTATCCTTCACTGTTCCAGCCACTAAGTATGTCAGCATCTTCAATTAGCGTCAAAAATGTATCTAACATGTCGCCTTCTTTTTCAAAAAGCATTACATTAGGTATGTCTTTAAGCAATTCAGTTGCTTCGTCCATAGTAAGTGTCTTAGGAGGTACTGCTAAACAGATCATTGTTTCCATCCACTGCAAATACACACTAATAGATGTAATACCCATAAACGGATCACTTGGATCAGCAAAGCCACGCTCTGGATCAAAGTCAGTTTCAATATCGAAAAAACACACATTCAGCTTAGGTGCATCTTGGTTAAGATAGTTTTCACTTAAACACTGAAAGATTGGATTGATATCGCTTTCAAACAAAGTTTTGTCTCTGTTAATAGCAACTTCCTTACGAAAGTCTTTTGTACTTTTACATACAATACGACTCAGCGGATCGCCGTACACGCTCTTGTACTTGCCACGCTGGTCCTTATAAAAAAATGTGTATTTGGATTGGTATTCTCGGTAAATTCTTTTACCGTCAGTGCGTTCGACTGCTTTGATTATATCATGATCGCGGTCGAAAAATGCGTCTACGTAGCTCATTTATTCTCCTGTTGTTGCTTGTGGCCAACTAACCTTAAACCTGCTCTTAAAGTGAGCGACTCTGTTTGTATCATATATTATAGCACGAATAGTTGCAATAGAGCAAGACAATTCATTACTACAAACCAACTACATAGTACAATAACAAATGCAGCTTGCCTAATTACTGCACTAATTACACCTAATAAACTTCCTATCAAATACATAGGAACAAATATTGTTGTTGCGGGATCTAAAATAGTAAAACTTAATATTGCACTTGCGGCAATAAGGAATACAGCTTCAATCATTTCGCAATAAAATGCTAGAGGACTTGTCCTATAACTATTCTTAAAAAACTCTATGATTTTACCAATCATAATATATTCTCTTTAATATATTTCATCATTTTCTTATTGTATCCAGCACGTTTAAATGCATTATAACATGCTTGTAACGAGTATGCAAAACTACGCGGCTTATGTTCCTTAAACGATAAACAACCGTTTAATACACTACCGTAATTACGATGTAATTGTGTTGCATCAAACCTTTTAAGTGTAACAGCTTCGTCAGTATTAAACTTATAATACATTAAGACGTCACCGTCTTTGATATTTAAAACATGCTTGTTGTTTTTGAATTTAAAAGCATTTGTTACAGGTCTTACCCATTTTGAAATATCATAGCTACCAGTAACTCCCATAACACTATCTGTAAATGCTGTATCTTCATAGAATGGATGTACTTGTGTAACAACTAACGGATCTTCACAAAAAAATATAATGCCTGAATAATCTAATTGAAATATTTTATGTGGATTTGGCGGGTTAGTTAGCTGACTTATAAAATCCCAACTATAATCTTCATTATAACATTTCGGGTCGTTGAAGTCTTTGCCAAAATCAATGTGTAAGTCTAAGGAAGATTTAACAGCAAATATATTTTTAAGTTCGTCTACCATAGCCGGACACTTAGCAGTTGTTGGACCAAAAAACTCAACTGGGTTTATTCTTTTTATTAATCTTTCAGGTTCGTGAACCTTTAGTTCGCTAACTAACGGCCAATCTGCATCCCCGTTTCGAATTAATGGACTTGGAGCCCAATATACTGTTTTAGCCATAAAGTATCTCCTATAGTAAATTTTCGTTAATAATTTTAATAATTTTTTTATGGTATCTTGCACGTTTAAATGCTTCATAACCTGCTATTAGTTTTGTTGGAACAAGCGGATTCTTCTTGTGAAATTTAAATGATACCATATGTTCTAAAACATCTTTATGTTCTTTTGCAAACGGACTAGCATCAAACCTAACAAGTTTTATCTTTTCATCTGTATTAAACTTTAAGTACATAATTGCATCATCAGTAGACATTGCAATACGTCTAGATCCATCTTTTAGTTTAAATGCAGGCTTTACAACTCTAAACCAACTACTAATATCAAATGTTGCACTTAGTCCCATACAATGTTCAGTAAATGTACTCTGTTCATAGTAAGGTGGCAATTGTGTCATTAATAATGGGTCTTCACAAAAGAACAAATAGGTAGGTTGTGCTAACTGTATAACTTTATCAGGACCAAACGGCCCAATATAATGTTGTAAGTATCCATCTTCGGCCGGATACTTACTGTCAATATCACTAAAGTCTTCAGCAAATGTAACATCAATATCAATTGGGGAATTTATCTTAAAAGTATTCTTACCTTCGTCAACAATTGCCGGACACATACCAGCGTTCGGACCAAAGAATTCTTTAGGTTTAAGGCCTTTTAAGATACTTACCGGCTCAGCGTATCGTAATTCACTTACGCTTATGCCACTTTCTTCAGCCGGAAATGCTCCCCAATAAACAGTTTTCATTATTTGTCAATGCCAACTGTAGTAACTAGTGTTTCTAAGTCATCAAACGCATCGTAATGTTTGTCCCAGTCACGTTTTTGTGCAATCTTAATTGCTTTATTGATTAAACTTGACTTAATGTCTAGTTCTTCTGCTACTGCTTTAACTGTGTCTTTCAGACCCATGTTAAGGTCTTCTATCTCTTGCAGTACAGTTACACCCTCTTGAACAAGACGCTCTAGCTTCGCCTTCTCTTCTGCACCGTAGGTACGATCGCTCATAAAAAAACTCCTATTTAATGTTATATTACTAGTTAAGTATACAGCATTAAACAGGAGTTGTCAAGTGTTTTTTTAGTTATTTAAATTTTGCAGCAACGCGACCTTTAAGTGATGCAGTGTAGTCTGTTTCAGAGACAGTTTTCGTTCTGTTCAGAACGTTCTTTGTTGTCTTAGATTCTGCAAATTTCATGTCATAATCCATAGCATGATACACGCTTGATATGTCATCTGCTGCTGTAGTAATTTTAGCTTGTTTCCAACCTTCAATACCCTCAGCTTCGGATACACTCTTTAACATATCGTGCAATTTGATAGCATACTTTGCTAGTTTGTATAGGTCTGCGCGAGCCATTTGTACTTCATGGTCACGTTCTGCCATTGCAGCTAAATCGCCTAAACCTTCTTTAACTTGTTTTGTCATTTGTTTCTCCGGAATACCTTATTAATAGTATTTATCTTTTGACAGCGCCGCCGCCCATTAAATTGTTACCCAGCTCTAATGCGTTCTTAGCAGTGCCGTCTTTGTTTTTCTTTTGTGGAGCAACAGGTGCACCGTTTTTACTTTTAATTTTAGCATTTGCACTTGGAGGATTAGCAACTACTGCCACACTTCCGGCGGTTGTTGTTTCACCTAACTCTGATTGTGCTTTTGCAAGCATTGGCTTTAGTTTAGCTAACTCTGCTTTTACTTGAGGAACCTTAGGATGATTAGGATTGTTTCTAATTAACTCTTCATAGTCTTTAATTGCTTTTGCAACAACAGCGTATGACCCTTTAACTCCAGTTTTTATTACATTGCCAAGATCTTCATCTTCGTTCATTTTGTTCTTTGCATGACAATCACAATGTTCACAATCAGGTCCACACTTACATTCTGTTACAGGCTTGCCGCAACATGCTTCAGGACACATTTCTACTTTTGCTTCTGTTATTTCAAATATTTTCATTTTACGATCTTCCCGATTTCATGTTAGCACACCAGTGCAACATCTTGGCTTTTTCGCCACTTGCTATTTTTGCTTTTGCTCTTAAGTCTGTTACGCTACCGTTACAACTAGCACCTGACTTCTTTACTCGTCCTGGTTTGCTTTTACCTTTTACTTTACCGTCTGCAAAGTTTTCTTCAACAGGCTCTTGCATGTGCTGCTTGATATCTTTAGCTGTGCGCTCAAACTTATGGTCTTTGTATTTAAACCCAATACCACCTGCCGCTTCCCAGGCATTAATGTTAACACCGTAGTCGTCAATCAGTATGTTAGGTGTGCCGTCTTTTGCTGTAGCAAATTGTGGTTTATTGTGTGTAACATGTACTTCCTTAGGTGGGAAAAATGCTAAATTCTTTTCTACCCAGGTACGCTTATGTTTTTCTGAATTAGGATCATCAGCTAACGGGCTAGTACATATACTGTATTCACCTCTAACTTTTTTAATTAAATTTAATAGATTCTTTGCTTCCGGCAATATAGGTAATTTCAGCCAAAAGTCATCAGTGTCTCGTATTTTTTGTAATGCATCGTTAATATCGTGTTGCTTGTTAATGTCGGAAAAATGATCTACATCCATTAGTTTGGCCCATTCACCAAAAAAGTCTGCAAGTACTCCGTCCATGTCTACATATATTTCAGTAGCACTAGCAATTTCACCAACGGCTTCTGCAAGATTTAAACTTTCAGCTAGGCCCATATTAAACAATACGTTAGTACTAGAACCTTTAACTTTTTTACTTAGTGTAGGCGGCTTACCGTCTTTGTCTACTGTATTGCCAAACTTAGCTGTTTGTATTTTAATTTCATTAGGCCCAACGTCATCAGTGGTGTTGACGCCCTTTACAATGCGACCGTCTTCTTTAATTTCAGAAAACTTCATTACTTGCGTCCCCTAAATCCACCAGGCATATTTTGATTCATCATTTTAGGTTGACTAAACCAAAGTTTAAACCATTCGGCATCGCCAGGCTTGATATTATCTTTACGCATTTTACGAGCATTGGAATTAGCTGCATCGCTAATGTTCTCAAGCGTATACTCAGTATACCCTTTAAAGTCATTTACACCTGCAAGATGTTTTATGCGTTCGAGATCATCCATTATTTTTTTTCACACGAGCCTTTTTCGCCACGCTTTTTGCCACGTACTTTCTTGAAGCCTGGCCAGCACTTGTCGTACTCCTTGCTATTACCATGAGCTTCGACTGCAACTGTATCGTTAACGCCCAGCGCAGCATCGAGCATCTTAGATGCTTCTTCACCTTTACCGGGATACATTAAATCAGCAGCTTGTAATTTATCTTCATCGCCCATTTCTGGCCATGCAGCTCTTAGTTCACTTGCACTTCTAATTGCTAGGCCACTAAAATTAAAATCTTGTGTAGGGCCATATGTCATATAACCGTGCATATCAGCACCGTGTTCGAGGTTACCGTCGTAGCTGATAATGTAGCCCATTTGTCCATCACTTTTTCTTATTTGATCTGGCTTAGGATGACTTGCTTGATCCTTGTCGCTACGTACAAATACCAATGCTGTGTTTTCAGCATCGTTTAATAATGATTGATATGATAATGCGTTAAAAGGACTTTTAACTTGTATAAATCTTTCTTTAGGCACACCTGCCATAGAAGCTAATTGTTGTTTAATATTAAAGGGGAAAGGTCTAGACTTAGTATCGTCAGTTGCAGCTACATAAACATTG